TGCCAGCTCGATATCGTAGTGCCGGACATTGACGGAGCGGGTCTTCGGATTCCACACAACCCAGAACTTTTCGTAGAACATCTTCTTCACCTCAGAATGGGATGCTGTCGTCGTCGAAGTCGCTGCCCGGAGCCTGCTGCTGCGGCCGCTCGCGCTGATCCTGACCGCCTCGGCGGGAGCTGGTGCCGCCGCCCTGGTTCGGCTTCCACTCGTCCACTGCGGCGTACCACTTGCCGTTCTGCGATACCTTAACGTCAAAGTTGATCCACTCGCCCTGTTCGGTGCCGAGCCATGCGATCAGGTCTTCGCGCTTGATCGAGCCGCGAGCCATGATGTAGCTGGGGGCCTTTTCGTGTGGCGCCTTGAAGGTAAGTCCACTGATGAATTTCACGTCGCTCATGCTGCATTCCTCTCGTTGATCTGGATGACCTTGGCTTTGACCAGCTCAAGGAATTCGGCACGGCGATCAGCAAGCTGTGCCAGCTCGTCTTTCACTTCGTCCCGGTGGGTCCGGTACACCACAAGCTGCTGCCATTCGGGGTAGTCCGAGCAGTAGCTGACGAAATCGACCCACTCGCGGCCGGTGCAGTCCAGGTGTCCTACGATCTGCCACTTGTAGGACGGGTCAGCCGCACCGCGCCGGATCGTGGCTTCGTGGGTGCTGGCGATCACCGACTTCACTTCGATGACGCCGCAGTCCTCGACTAGGCCGTCGGGGGAATCGCCGTAGTCGCCGCAGTCGAAGAAGCCACCGTTCGTGATGTCCACGAAGCGCTGCTCCTCGTACAGCATCCGAGCAATCGGCTCCTGTTCGTGCCCGCGCTCCATGTCATCGTTCTTGAAGCTGTACTCCGCCTTTCGCCCGGTCACGATCTCCAGGGCGATCTGCAAGGCGTAGCGCTGGGCTGGCTCGCCGAACGACTTGCCGTAGTTCGCCATGAACTTGCCAAAGCTGGAAGCGGTGGCCTTGCCGATGCGCAGCTCTTCCCACTCCGGGCTGTTCTGCTGGACATCAACCCACTTCATGCTGAGCCTCCGTGGCGTTCTGCGGCTCAGACTGCGGGGCGCATTCACGCTTGAGCTGCTCGATGTGTTCCTGGCTCATGTCGTAGCGGCTGAGAACCTTGTCCAGATTCCCGTCGCGGCGGTATGCATCCTTCGCGTTGGCCCACACCGATGCAGCCTCCGGGGTCAGCGTACGGCGCTCAGCGGCGGCACGGATGCGCAGGCCCTCGACCGTCTCGCGGCCAAACTTGACGTTGTTGTCCACATAGACCGTGATTCGCTTGCCAGCCCAGTCCTCAATGAACGGCGTGCCGGTAAGCCGGTCCATCATCTTGGAGTTGGTCGCGTTGAGGATCATCGGCTTCAGCTTCTCGCCGGGCCGGATCTCGCGTTCCTGGAAGTAGGCCGTGTTGAACACATCCTTGGTCTTCTTGGTCTTGTCCGCTTCCTGCGTGACACGAGCGACGGTCAGCACGACCGGCTCAACAATGTCAGCGGCGCTCAGGTAAGGCGAGTCAAAAACCTTCCTGTAGTGGGTCATGTCGCTCATGTGTGCCTCGTTGAATAGGTGCCAGCGTTGGACCCGGCTGGCGCGGGTCCCTGTCGTGGGGATCGACAGGGCAGGGGATTGGGTGGAGGGGCCGGTGGTGCGTTTCCGGCTTGGCGGTCGAGGTCCGTAAAGCAACCTAGGATTGGTCCCTACCTACCGGTCTAGCCGGATTCGGTTCATACGCGCCGTCTTCTATCGGGACCCTTGGTTTCTGCGGATCACCACTCCGCATTCCCTCCGTAGAACTCAGCCCCGCTGGGTGGTGAGCGGTGGCTGCTTGAATCGGTCGTTGCGCTTCTTGCGGATGATGTGCAGCTCGTCGTAGATGAAGAACGCATCGATCAGGGCGATAAGTGCCGTGCAGACCGTGATGTGGTAGGCCTCGTACGTGTAGGTGAACCACGCTGCCCAGCAAAGGAAGACGATCAGGCAGATGCACGAGGCCAGTACCAGGTAGTGGGTGCGCATTAGGCTTCTCCTTTCCGTTTGGCCCAGCGCTCATGGTTGGTAAGCGTTGAGTGGGATGAGTGGGAGAGAACCTCTAGGTTCTCTATCCGGTTGTCAGTCTTGATGCCGTTCTTGTGATGGACATCTTCGTCATCCTCCAAGGGACGGCCGAGGTGCTGCTCCATAACCAGCCGATGTTTCTTGTACCGCCGCCGGATTCCATCGATCAGTACATGCCCTTCGATGTAGCCTTTCTGGTTAATCCACCACACCTCATCCTTAGCGTTGTGCCCACCATTCCTTGACCACATGCATGGCCTTGAACAGAAGCGGGATGAGGATCGAAGCGGCCTGAATTCCTTCTTGCAGGCCTCGCACACGTGGTTGGATAGCTTCCTGTTCCTTCTGCCCCAGGTATCAGTCATCCCATCAGCAGGGTTAGCTGCTTTCGGCATGCTCATCCCCCTGTGCGCAAGGGCCATGGTTCGTCTCGTCGGCGTCTACCTCGTCGCCCAGCGGATCGGGCTTCGGGATGGCGGGGAAGAGGCGGTCGAGCTCGGAAATTGGCGTCACAACACAACTCCATTAACGATGAGTGCCAGCTTCGTCAGCACGTAGGCCGCGATCAGCGCCATTGCTGCCAGAGGGGCGTAGGGGGAGCGGAGGAAGCGGGTCATTTCTTGCTGCTCCAGTTGGAGGTAACCCATCCAGTAGCGATGAACCCTGCCGGTGCACCTAGCGCCATGGATACAAGCTGGTGGAGATGCAATGCTCCAATCAGAGCGCACCAAGCAATGACGCCAATCACTGCAACGATGATTCGAGTGGCGTTGTTCACGCAGCCCCCTTCGGCCCGTGGCCCAGTTTGTGTTGGCTCGCCATATCAGCGAAGTACCCAAACTCTTCGATGCTGATCGTTCGCCACTTGGCTCTGAATCTCTCCATTTCGACGGAGAGGTTGTGAATAGCGGATTCAGCCCTGGTCGCACGCTCAAGTGCTTCAAGCAAACGGTCTTGAGTGACAAGCTTTGTCCCAATGCGGATGTTGTGGCTATCCACTATTGAAGAAATGGGAGCATTGCCTACAAATCTGATGTCCCAGCCATCGCAAACAATGGCAACAGCACCGATTTCATCGGGCATCACTGCTCTCCTTCTGCACCGCATTGGCTTCCTTGCGATAGGCTTCCTTACGGCCTGCCGAGTACGCCGCCTGCCAAAGCATCCAATCGTTCTCAACGCTCCAATTGCGGTACTCACCGGACGCGCATCTCTCCAGATCCCCGCCTCGGAATTCTTCAAACTGTGCGCGTTCAATTAGTGAATTCATGACGCTTCTCCTTGCGGCCCGTGGCCCTGGTTCATGCGCTGGCGGCGCGTCTCTTCCCAAATCAGGTTCTGCGCGTGCTTGGTGCATCCGGCGCGCATGAATTCGCGCTCGGTCTTGCGGCGGTCGAGGCCGTAGGTTTCGCAGTGAGCGCGCAGGCTCTTGAGCATGTGCAGCTGGAACTTTTCTTGCACCGGGAACTGGATGACCATTAGCTGTTCCTCACGTCAGAGAAGAGACGGGCCTGCTCATCGACCTTCTTGTCGAGACTCAGGGCCAGCTTGAACAGATCCATCGCGTTCACCGCTTCGGGTGCGCTCAGGCCGGGAATTCGTGACAGCTTCGACAGGACCGGAAGCGCATCGACCAGGGCCTGCACCATCTCGCCGACACATTCCTCTTCGATGCACTCGTTGGCTACGTCAGTGATCGCGTCCCAGCGCTCGGAGTCATCCGGAAGCAGGCCGTCCCAGCTCTTCTGAGCGTTCCGGGCGATGTCGGTTGGGGTATGCAGGCCCATCACTCACCCGCCTTACCAGCAGCGATCAGCTGCTCGCCGATGGTCACGGCTTCGGAGGGGAGGAAGAAGGCCGAGCTACAGATCAGGCCATCAGTGACGAGCAACGAGATGCCGTCCGGGCGACGCGAGATCTTGGCGGTTGCGTGCATGACGCCATCCCGCGACAGCCGCACCACTTCAACTTCAAAGGTCTTGTCCACTGCCTTCGTCTCCTAGCCCCTAGTCCCGGATGGGTGGTGTGGGGCGTTGGAGCTAGTAAACCATCGGTTACTATTCGCAGTCAATCAAAAGTTACTTCCCGGGCAGGTAAAATTATGAACGGTACGAAATCCGTTCAGATTCGAGCTTTAGGGCTTAGCCGGAGCGCGCAATAGAGATCTTCGTCCGGATCGAATGATCGGATTCGCTTTTCTGACCCAGGGGCGGCGTCCAGAACCACCGTTCCGTTATCGTAGTAACATGCCGTG